CCCGCCGCCCCCGGCCCCCCCCCCCCCCCAATCACTGGAACTCTTGGCGACCAGACTGATTTATCAACCGCTTTGGGTAACAAAGTAAATTTAACGACGTACAATGAATTTTTTGCGACCTTAGTCGGGGCGATTTTCCCCTATGCTGGGGCAACCGCACCAACAGGGTTTTTATTGTGTGATGGCTCAGCCATATCAAGGACAACCTACTCGGCTTTATTTGCTAAGATAGGCACTACTTACGGAGTAGGAAACGGGACAACGACTTTCAATATTCCCGACGCTCGAGGTAGAGTAATCGTTGGTAAATCTAGCGATACTGAGTTTGCGACTCTTGGACAAGTTGGCGGGGCAAAAACTAACACGCTCGACGTTACCCAAATACCAGCTCATAGCCATAGAATGAGAGCTTATTCACACAATGTAGACTCTGGTTGGTTGCCAGATGATACGTCTTGGCTTGGCTCAATCACTCAGGCTGGTGCTACTGATAGACCAAACCCACCAATGAGAGGTAATGGTGGTGTTATGGAAAATACTGGTAGTGGTCTAGCACACAACAATATTCAGCCGTATATTACGATAAATTATATCATTAAAACTTAATTATATAATTTACGGTGTTGTAAGGTTGAATATTATTGTGGTTACCGTCGCCCCCAGCGTTGGCAATAGTAGTGTAATCCTCTTTAATTCTCGTTGAGCCACTCCCAGCCAAATATTGGTTTGCTTGTGCCGACATTCTAGCAAAACCATAGGTATCAGCCCCACTGTTAAAACTATGGGCGTGGACTGGCATTTCCGTTGTAGTAAGTTTATGACTTTTCTCTCCGCCTGTCTTTCCGAGTGCGTTAAATTCAGTGTCAGTCGACTTTCCAACGGGGATTTTACCTAAAAAATCAGGTAAATTAAATGTAGTCGTACCATTTCCAGCCCCGTAATTTGTTCCAATTATTGCGAATAAACTGGCGTATGTTGTGCGAGAAACTGCTGACCCATTACAAAGCAAAAACCCTGTTGGTGCGGTAGACCCAGCAAAAGGAAAAATAATACCTGTTAAGGTCGCAAAAAAGCTATTGTAAGACACTACCTTTCTAAAACAAAATAAAGTTTTAAAATGTATAATTAAATTATGGCAAATCTAGTAACAGGAATATCGGGAGCGTCCGCTCTCACTGAAAATCAATTTTTACGTTTATTACACGCAATCACTCAGAAATCGGGTGTCTTTGATTTAGCGTCCCACTGGAAAGTCGGCGTCGCTAATCCTCTGAGTAATAAAGTTGTCGTCCCTGTTGGTGATGGTGTTTTTAAATTTAGTGGCAAAACTCTACACGGCTATTCGACTACTGATTTCGAGGTTACTGTCTCGGCTAATAATTCAGGGACAAACAGAATATCAACAATCATCGCTTATTTAAACATCGGGGCAACTGTAAACTCTGACGGTAGTAATATTTTAATTTTTACGAGTGTCGATGGAACTCCCGACGCTAGCCCAGTCATACCAACCGATACTCAAATATCTAACGCAATCGGGGCAAATAAACCTTTCGTTAGATTGTCAAATCTTGCCTTACCTACTGGATACTCTCAAATCGGTGCCTCAATGATTACCGACGTCCGACCTAGTTGTCTTTTCTCTTTTCTTGGTGGTCTTAACTTATCCGAGCAAACTTTAATCGACACCCCTGACACTGCCAAAGCAAACGTCGTTTTAAAAAATAATGGCTCTAAATCTCGTCTCTTTATTAAAGGCGTCAGTGATACCAACCCTATTGAAATTCAATCAATCGACGAACCTGTCGACGATGGCGGGGCAACCTCAGCTCTCGACTTTGGAATTAAATGTCATACAGTTACTTTGACCACTAACAAAGCTATTACTCTCTCAAACGTAGCAGTTGGTAAAGGTGTTTATCTCAGATTTGTTCAGGCTGGTACTGGTGGTTATACCCCAACTTTCGGCTCATTACCTATCTTGTGGGCTGGCGGTGCTATTCCTGATTTTTCAGATGTTGTCGGACAAACTGACGCTATTTTCCTATTCTGTTACAAAAAGGTAGGTAGCGTTTATTATTTCGACGGCGGTTCTGTCGCTGGTCAACTTGCTTAAAAATGAAAACAAATTTTTATCCATCAATCGGATATTCTTTTTCTTGTAATCACGAACAGGGCGGAGACTTCGCTAGTAAAGTAAATAGTACCTATGCTACGGGTGGGTGCGGTCAAACTACTAATTTCGGGGCTCAGGTTTACAGGGGTGGCTCTTACGATATTTATAGACGAACCATTGTTTTTGATACCTCAGCAATCCCAGCAAACGCCGTAATTACCTTGGTTAAATTTAACGCCTACATCAAAAAAGTTCACGACGGGGATTGTACTAATAGCATTGTTTATTTATGTCCTGTCTCTGCCACTGGAAATAATACAGCTTATTATAATAAAGCCTATTTTGGAAATTCACTCGGTGAATGTAATCAGCAAGATGTCGAAAATGATAATGTAAATATTTGGTGGTCTCCAACAATCGACCCGTCTAGTATCGTAAAGGGCGGAAACTCAATCTTTGGTTTGAGACACTGGAACGATTACAATAATTATGCCCCTTGGAACGATGGAACTGGACAATTTTATTTTGCTGAAAATAATGACGCTACTTACCGACCTTATTTAGAGATAACATATTTTTTGCCCGCTACTGTCTCCAATAGTGGCGTCTCAAATATTATCAATAATGGAGCTAGACTTTCAGGAAATGTCGGGTATGACGGCGGGGGTACTATTTCAGATAGAGGATTTATAATTGATGGCTCGGTTACTGTTCACGTTGGTACTGGGACAGGTGCTTATTATGCCGATATTACTGGATTTAATGACGGGTCTACTCATACATTTAAACCTTTCGCTATTAACGAGGCGGGTACTGTTTACGGTGAGACTATTTCTTTCAAGACTTTGGCTGGTGCTACAAATAACGGAATAGTAAAAAAATCATCTCGAAAATTTACCCCAATAGCCAACGTGTCGAGTGCTGAAAATTATACCTCTCGAGGTTTTCAATATGGATTAACTGAAACGCCAACTTGGGGAGTCTCTGAGAGTGGTGTTTTTACAGACTCATCTTTTACAATGGAAATTTCAGGGCTAAAACCTTTCACTTTATATCACTATCGAGCGTTTGTACAAAATCAAACTGGGGTCTCATATAGCCCTTGGACGACCATCAAAACTGACGGAGAGGGTGGCGGTATATTGATACTCTGAAATTTTTAGCATATTATTAAACTATGCTATCTCAAAATGACCCTCAATGGAAAACAAAAACAATTAACGGGACTAACAGCACTCTCGGAAATTATGGCTGTCTACTCACTTGTATCACTGCCATTTTAAACGAAGCTGGATATTCTCTCACCCCCGACCAGTTAGCCAACTACTCTCAATTATTTGTCGGTGATTTATGGAACGGTTGGAAAACACTACAAAATTTATTTTCAAGAGTGTCCTATTCTTGGGGTATAGTTTGTCAATCAACATCTGCCCCGATTGACAAAATTATCGCTGAACTCGACGCTGGTTATTTTCCTATAATTATGGTCGACAGTAATTTGAATGTCGCTGGAATACAAACCCATTATTTACGAGTTACTAAACACGTCGGAAACGATTTGTATATTCACGACCCTTGGGACGGTGTCGAAAAGAAACTCTCATCTTGCTACGGCTCAATGGCTGACGCTGTTAAAATCCAAAAAGTAGATTGTTACCACTTTACTAAACCAACCGCCGAAACTGTCGAGACTTATAACATCTCTGAAAATGTCTACAAATATTTATACAAAGAAAACAATTTTAGCGAGGGCGATATTCGAGAGGGAATGGAAAACTTTAAAAAAGGTGTCCTTAAATCTCTCCAAACTCTTTACGACGAACTCGATAAAAAATATGTCATCGCTACTACTGTAAATGTTGAAATGTCAAAACAGCAAGGTCTTGATGTTATTGAAATCGCTCGCCTAAATAATTTGTTACTAAAATATTCTGATTACGATACCATTGTAGAAAGTAATAAAAATCTCACCTCTCAAAACTCAATTTTGACAAAGGCAAATAAAACACTCGTCGAAAGGTTAGCACTCCAACAACCGACTGCTACTCCCGACCCAGTTTCTACTACTGTCGATACTTCGGAAAAAATAGAGGTGTCTTTTAGCACTTTCTTTGATTTTATAAAAAGTTTATTTAAAAAATAATAGAATTATGGAAACTACTGACCACGATTTACTCATCAGAATTGACGAGAGACAGACCGCTATTTTCGAGTCTTTGTCAACAATGGAAAAAAAAATCAACTGTGCCGTTGTCAATGATGACGACTTTAAATTATTAGTCTCTCGAACAAATACAATGTGGGACAATCAAAATAAATTTATTGGTTTAGTTTTAGGGATTGGGGGAATTGCTGGCGGTGTCGCTGGGACTATTGCGACCATTGTCAAGACAGCACTCGCTCGATAATTGTAAAAAATTAAAAATTGTTTATTATTAAATTATGATTACTATATCTAAAAATAAATTAGAGGCTGTAAAAGAAATCGCTCGATGGATAATTTTATTTATTTTGTCTTGGATAGTTACTCAGGTTCTCGCTCAAATCAACGTCTTGCCTGAATTATTGAATATAAAAATTTGGTTATTTAGTTTCATTATTCCACTCCAAAATCTCGTTACTTTTCTTTTGACCTTAGTTGGTCGATACCTAGACAAACTCGTTTATTTAAACAGTAAAGATTTAACCAGTGCTTTCGACCTCGAAGTAAGCCAAAAAGCTAAGGGATTATTGCCTTTCTAAAAAATTATGGCAAAAGTAGACAAATTCCCCGTTTGTCCGTATTGTAGGAAAGAGTTGTCGAAATTCCATAAACAAATTTTTCAAGAGAGTAGTCTGAGAGAGTTTAGAGGTGAGTTTCATTTTTGTATAAATCCCGATTGTATTCGCAACGATATTAAATTTATCAATGGCGTAAAACAAAACCGTCTCGACGGATATGAGTTTGAGTTCATAAAGGCGAAAAAATGAGGCTCGAGAGGTTGATAACAACGGCGTTATTACTGCCAATAATGCCCTCTGTTACAACTTTCTCGACAGAAACGAAACACAAAATAGCTCAAAACGCCGACTTTCATTGTGAATATTGCGGACTGCCAACGATGAGAGGTCAATGTCATCACGACTTGCCTCAGTTTTACGGCGGTAGCGACAAAGTAGAAAACGGACATTATCTTTGCGGAGAGAAAGAGAAAGACTGCCACGAAATTTTTGACAGACAGGCTCTCGATAAGGGAATTTTATTTGATGGGAGACCAATAAAAGACGCCGACCCAGTGATGATTAAATCTCGAAGTAAATTTGAGAAAGCGATTGATAGATTTAGACCCAAGAATAAACATCAAAAACACCAACGCTACGATTTTGACGACGAGGGAGACATAACGGTCAGGTCTTGGAAATAGTTGCTTTTGAGGGGCTTTGGTGAGGTCTTATTTTTAGGCTCTACAAAGGTAAATAAAAAATGATAATCTTAAATATAAACAATTCACACAACACAAAAAATGGGACTAGAAAATTTCGACGTAAACAAAAATTTCTCAAATATGAAATGCTCGATTTGTAACGGGTTTGGAACGGTCAAACACGGAGCTTTAATTTGTCCAACTTGTAAGGGTCATAAAGTAATAATTATAGACAAAGACGGCAAAATCATTGACCAAAACTGGGTTATACCTGAGGAAGTCCCAACTGGAAACATCTTTTAATTTGATATATTGACACGGGTTTTGTTATAACCTAAAGTGTTGTAAATGCGACTTACACAATTACAAAACAATTCCCTAAAAAATAGCAACCCCTCTCTGTCGGCTGTTTGGTCGTCGCATTCCAAATCAACAACAGGGGGGGATTTTTGTTTTTTAGGCACTGAGGGGGTCGAGGTATGAGTGAAAATAATAGCTGGGTAAAATTATTTAGAAAATTCAAAGAATGGGGTTGGTACTCTGACATCAATGTTTCAAGATTATTTTTACATTTACTTTTATCCGTAAACTATGAGGATAAAGACTGGAAAGGGGTAGTTGTAAAACGTGGTCAGGTCATCGTCGGTGTTGAAGATTTGGGCGAACAGACGGGATTATCTCGACAACAGACCCGAACAGCACTAACTAAGCTAAAATCAACCAATGAAATAACCATCAAAACTACTACAAAATATACCTTAATTACCGTCAATAAATATAATGATTATCAACAAATAACCAACAACTTAACCAACGAGCAACCAACGGATAACCAACAAATAACCACAACTAAAGAATATAAGAATAAAAGAATTAAAGAAAATAATAATATATCTATCGAAACTCGAAAGAAAAAACATTTATACAAAACTGACGAGGTAACTGATTTGATGTGTAAAGAAATCGCTGAAAAATATCAGGTCTCTCTAAAAGATGTTTTAAACACTCGAGAGAGAATGATTTTGTATTGCGGTAGCACTGGGACTCAATATGCCGATTATAAATTGACGTTGATGAATTTTGTCAGGTCGGCGATTGATAGAGGGCAAGTCAGAAAAATTCAGATGGTTAAAACTTACACCCCCGAGATGATTACAATTACCGAAGAGCAGAGAAAGAAAAACTCCGAGAAAATAGCTGAAATCAAAAATAAATTTCCCATCAAAACTGCCTCTTGACACCGTTAGAAACGGGCGGTATTATATTCTTAATATTACAAATTAAACAACACAAAACAAAAATGACAGACACACAACTAACACTCAAAGACATCTCAAAAAATGACTTTGAAAATTACTGGTATAACCAAAAAGACGGCGATTTAATTATCAACAACGCTGAGGAAATTTTATCAATGCCAGTCAAAAAATTAGATTTTATCCACGAGAATTTTGAGATTTTAAAAGAAACTTTTATTGATGGTATTCGTTGTCGAGGTTGTTTTGAAATACTCACCTCTGAATTTAACGACATCGGCGAACACCAAAGCGAGGTTATTTATTCGTGTAAACACTGCGGAGAATAAAATTATGGGAGAAATAGCAGACGATATGATTAACGGTTTCCAATGCTCGGATTGTGGGACGTGTTTTGAAGAGGAACACGGCTACCCCGTTGTTTGCTCGAGCTGTTGGAGTGAATTATTAAAGGACGCAATTAAAAACCCCAAAGACCACGACATAATGCGGGAGAAAGGAAAAATTATTTTAATTGACGGGGTACAAAAAGCAATTTACGGAGAGTTATAAATTATTTATTAAAAAACAATACAAAACAAAATGACAAACGAAATCGCAACAGTCGACAGGACTGTAAAACCATTCATCATTTTGGCTGGTGAATTAGAAAAGAAAGCCAAAGATTTAAAAGTTGAGACTATCGAACAGTCCCAAGAGGCGAGCTTAATTTTAAAACAATGTCAGGACTCGGAAAAACAAATTGAAGAGACTAGAACGGCAATCGTGAGACCAATTAACAATAAAATTGCCGAGATAAATAACTCTTTCAGGATAGTTTCTAAACCTTTCGCTGATATTAAAATTATTGTCAAAGAGAAAATTTTGACTTTTAACGAAATCCAAGAAAAAAAGCGTAAGGACGAAGAGGCAAGATTGGCAAAAATTGAGGCTGAAAGATTAGCCAAAATCAAAGCCGAACAGGACAGACTCGCAAAAATCGAATTAGAAAAGAGACTCGCTGAACAGAGAAAACTCGACGCTGATAAAAAGAAAATGTCAGACGAGAGAGCAAAACTAGAACAGGAAAAATTAGACCTCGCTCAAAAACAGAGAGATTTAGACGCTGAGAAAAAACGAATTGCCGACGAAAAAGCACTCGCTGAATTAACAGAAAAGAATAAAAAGGACGCCGAGGAAAAAGCCAAGACTGAAAAAATCAAAGGTGTTACTAAACGCTGGACGTACGAAATTATTGACGAAAACCAAATCCCTCGTCAATTCTGCTCGAGCGATAGTAAGAAAATCAACGAGGCAATAAAATCAGGCGTCAGAGTTATTGCTGGGGTTAAAGTTTACGAGGCTACTGACATTCGCTAATTATGGAAACTCAAATTAAATCAGCCTGTTTTTACAAGATTAAAGACAAAATCTTTATGAACGGAAAACCCCTCGAGGTGGCGATTATTGGAATAAAAATACCTGAGGATAGGCGAGACCGTTTTAATTACAGGACTCAAAAACCATTTATTAAAAACAAATAAAATTATGAAAAAACTTTATAGATACGAAATCAGTTATCGAAGTGTCGACGAAGAGACTAGCATTGTTTTGAAAGAGTACCCAGTCGTCAGAGAAACCGAGAATTGTTATTTTATAAATCATACAGTCATCGGAATTTCGATACACGATACAAAAAGAGTTAGTAAAGACGCTTATAATACTTTTGCCTATGACACCAAAGAAAAAGCCAAAGAGCATTTTATCCGTAGAACATCGAGGCGGATAGATTGGTTTAATTATTGGAAAGAGGAATGTGAGAAAGGTTTAGAGCTTATCCAAAATTTATGAAACTCACTACTCGAAAATCAATGGGATACTCGGCAATAAACCCAATTTCTGAAAACGACAAGCCCGACGTTGGTTTTATTTATCAGGAATTAAAGACGGGTGATGAGTACATTGTCGAATTTAAAATTTTAGGACTATATTTAGTCGAAACTATTAACTCTTTTAGAAATCGTTTTTATAAATTATCAAAGAGTCTATTTCGCAATTTATCTATTTGACTTTTACTTTTAGAGGTCGTATAAATAACTAATTACTAATTACATACAATACAAAACAATGACAAAAAGCAATCAAATCACACTCGCTGAAAATATCGGTGAGTTAAACAAAATTAAAAAAACCCTGAGCGTTGAGACATATAAATTTCTCAAAAATACAGTATTTCCAACCCTGACCGACAATGAGATAGTTTTGATTTTATACAAAGCTCAAAATTTAGGTCTCAATGTTTTAAACGGCGAAGTTACCTCATACTCAACGACCAACAGCAAAAACCAAAGACAACTCGTTTTTATTGCTGGAAAAGATGGAAAGGCTAGAATAGCCACCGCCACTCATAAAGTCGAATACGTTAAAAAAGAGGCAATCTATACCAAAGACGGTGTTCGATGTGAGGCTTGGGAAAATGGCACTCTTTGGGGAGCTATGGCTGAGGTCAAACGAACCGACAGAAACGAACCTTTTAAAGTAACCTGTCCTTTTTCTGAATACAAACAAGATAATAAACAATGGAGAGATAAACCCGACACAATGATACAAAAAGTCGCTCTCTCTCAGGCTTATACTGGGGCTTTCCCTGACCTTTTTGATGGTGTTTATGACGCCTCAGAAATGCCACCAAAACCACTGACTGCCACTGAAAAGACCGAGGGTGCTGAGGTAATTACTGAGGGCGAAGTTTTAGCTCTCGACGGGGCTAGTGTCGATAAAATCCAAAGTGCCAAAGATATGAAAGAATTAAACGAAATTTGTAGAGTCGTTATTGCTGAGAAAGGTGAGGATTTTAGAGAATTAGTAACCGCCGAATACAAACTCAAAAGAGAGCAATTTAAAAACGAAACCAAAGAGACACCTGTCGAGGAGACAAAACAATGATAGTCCATAACGAAATCAATCAGAACTCTCCCGAGTGGTTTCAAATTAGATGTGGAAAATTGACAGCCAGCGACGCTCAGGCAATCGCTACTCGAGGAAAGGGACTGGAAACCCTCGTCGCCAAGAAAGTCGCTGAAATCTTAACAGGTGAGGCAGAGGAAAACGGTTACACAAATCAATTTATGGAAAACGGACACACTCTCGAGGACGACGCCCGTATTGCCTACGAATTGGAAACTGGGAATATTGTCGATTGTGTTGGTTTTTGTGAGAGGGATAAATGGTCAGGTGCGTCGCCTGACGGTATGGTCGGAGAGGACGGACTCGTTGAAATTAAAAATAAAATTGGCTATCTTTTCGTATTGGAAATGTTGGACGACAAAATTGACTCAGGTCATTATTGGCAAACTCAATATCAACTTTGGGTTACTGGGCGACAGTGGTGTGATTACCTCGTCCATAATCCTCGTTTTCCTAAAAAGCTAATTATCAAGAGAGTAACCCGAGACGAGGACGCCATCGCCAAAATAGAGGCTGGGGTCAATGACGGTATCGCTCAGATTGAGTCAATGTTAGCTCAAATTAAATGTTTATCAATCTAAAAATATGCCTGAAAATCAAACAATAGAGACAATCAAAGAGTCGGTTGAAAGACTATCGACCCAGTTATTACAAAAAAAATACAATCTCAAAAAAGCCAAAGAACTGAGAGAGGATATTTTAATCAGTCAGGACGGTTATAAAAAAATAAATATCGACTACAAAGACGCTCGTCTCAAAAAAGATATTTTTAAAATCAATCTTGAAAAAGAAAATCCAACCTACAAAGCCACCGTTGACAAAGTCAAAGACGCCAGTTTAGAGCTGAAAGTCGTCGAGGACGCTATCAGTCAACAACTCTCGGATTACGTCGCTCAAAAAGGCGAGTTTGCTATCCCAAAGACTAACGGTGAAAAGGTTCGTTTTAGAATTAAATGTTTATTTTCAGCTAGACAATTAAAATTGTTTACAGAATAATTATGTCAAGACCAAAACACGAAAAAATTAAATTGAAATATCTCACTCTCGAGCCAATTTATAAACAGGCTGTCGAGTTTTTAAAAATTAAACAGTGGGAAATCGCCTACGCTATCGGTGTATCTCGGGTTAGAGTAACCTCAGCTTTGAACGGTAAAAGGTTGAAAGAGATAACAGCCAATCGAATTGCTGAGTATATTTCTTGGAGAGAAAAAGGAAAGCCTAAGGCTTATTATTTAACTCCCGAGCAATACGACTATCTAAAAAAGAGCAAAAAATATAAAGATGTTTTTATTGAAGAGGCAGAAATATTTTTTAATCAAAACTAATTATGACCACTAAAAACAAAAATAGAAAAATCAACAAAAATAAAGAGGCTGAGATTTTGCGACGTGTCGCTGAGGCTCAGGCTAAGGCGGAACTTGCTAAAAAAGAATATTCCCATTTTGGGGTAGAGGTTACTGAATACGAAAGAATTAAATTGACGGGAGCTGAGAGCTTTGTTGTCAGTGATGGAATTTATGAATTTAAAGCCTCTCTCAAAGATTTCGAGGCTCACTCGATACTCAGAGACGAACCGTTGCCCGACGCCAAAGAGGGAGAGCCAAAATTTAAACAGATGAGAGTTTTGGAAATCCAATACTGGAAAGTTGCCCCGATAAGAATTGAGGGAATACTCGACAAAAAAGATATCGGAATTGCTTAAACTTGCTCTATTGACACCGCCCGAATAGGGCGGTAATATAAATCTAGTTATACATTACATACAATACAAAAATGAATAAAAACAATAATATTTTTGACGTTGGCGGTAGAGTTTTAGAAACTAAATATAGCCGAATTACCAAAGTCGAATTACTTGAAATTTCTCTTTTAACTGGTCAAAATTTTATCGACGAAAAAATGAAGTCTGAAATACAGATTGAATTTGACATCGACGAAAAAAATTATCTCAATAATCCGATTATTTGTTTTGACCATAATTGGTCAATGCCACCAATCGGAAAGGTTTTGAAAATGAATAAAAAGAAAGGAATACTCGAGATTGATGTTCAATTTTCAAAAGATTACATCAACAGCGTCCAACAGAGCGACATTTTCAAAGAGGAAATAACTAAACTCGCAATCGCAAAGGCGATGGACAATTCAAAAGATTTCAAAAAATATTTTGGTGGCGACTCTTTGACGGCTTTTTATGGCGAGTGTTGTGTTCACTCAGACGGAGACGTTGATTTTGATGAGAATAGAGCGAGAGGTTTTTTACTTTCCAAAAAATTTGTTGAGGCATTTTACAACGAAACCCCATATTGGGATATAAATACAGGAATTAGCGACGAGAACGGACATAACTCAGAGGGGTTCGATACTACTATCTCAAATAAACAGCATTGTTTAATTGAGGCTGTACTTTCTGAAAATTTATTTGTTTATTTAAAAAGATTTTTAAAATGACCGACGCTGAAAAATATTGTCCCTGTTGTGGGGCAAGTCTAAAAAAATACTGGCACTCTCTCTCAAACGGTTTAGTCGGGACACTGGCTAAATGCTACGAATTTGTCAAAGACAATAATAAAAATTGTTTCAAAATGAATGAGCTTAATTTGAGCCACTCAGAATACGGAAATTTTGACAAACTAAGATTTCACGCCTTAATCGCTAAACGTCGAATTGGCGGGGAATGGGTAAATAAAGAATGGCTAATCACTAATCGAGGGGCTGAGTTTTTATGCGGTAGAATTTCAATACCAAAGAAAGTCCAAACTTTCAGAAATAAAGTCGTTGACCATTTTCCTGAGACGGTCAATATCCGACAAATTTATAACAACAGGTCTGAGGCGTGGTTTGAGTCTCAGTTTGATTATTCATTATTTCAACCTAAACAGGAAACTCTACTCGTTTAAAGTTATGAAAAAGAAAGCCAAAAAAACATCGGCAAAATTAAAAGTTAAATCTATCTCTCAGCAGTTGGCTGAAAACAGCCACTACCTGACATATCCAAAAAATGAAAACAAATAAAGAAAATCTAATCAAAAAATTAAAAGCGTTCGAGTCCGTCGAAGTATTACCAACAAACTCGGTCATTATGGAAAGGCTCGGATACAGTAGCAACGGCTCTGTTACCGACCTCAAAAAAATGCTCTTTGGTCTTGGTTATCTCGAGAAAATAGGGGTTAAATATACCCTGACTAAAAAAGCCAAGATGTTTATTGCTAATTTTCAAAGGAAAAAATAAATGGCTATACCTGTCGAAAAACGCTGGCTCGAGCGAGTATTTGAATTTTCAGAGTATCTCAGGACAGCAAAATTAAACGAGCTTGATATTAAAACGAAAATGAACATCGCTAAAATCTCAGGTTTCCTTTCATCGGCTAAAACTTTAATTGATATTTACGACAAAATCGACGAGCATAATTTGCTAGTTGACAATGAAAAAGCCAAGCCGTAGTATTAGTTTAGTTGTCGCAAAAACAACAAGAACATTAAAAATTTGATGATTACTTATTGGGGATAATCGCAGTAGCGAAATATTGGGCTGACCGTCTTGGTTAGCAACTCAGACAATCACTGAGACATCACAATAACCCGATAAATTGAATTTTATCTCTGACGACTGACGTACTCTAGTCGTTATGTAAAAACCCCTAGTTTTCAAGCTCTGAGGCTTTCGACAATTAGGAATTAAATTGTGGCGTCAAACCGCCTCTTGTCCTCTGTAAGTAGTCATCAAAAAACGTGCGGGTTAGTGTACGGTAGCACGGTAGACTCATACCCTACCAGACTTGTGTTCAACTCCAAGACCCGCAACACGGAGCGAGGTTGAAATCCTCAAAAAATGGGTTTCGACTTTGCTCTTTGAATTAAAAATTTAACTTCGAATAGTAGAGAAGAGCCACCTCGTATGCGTATAGGCAGAGGGTAAAACAGAACTCGAGATAACTGGGTTTATAAACTTGGTTTTCCAAGGTCGACCTATACCTACTATTTTGAGTTAAGTTTTTAATTATTATTATTTAGAATACAAAACAATGACAGACAAAAAACAAAAAATATCCCGAGAGGATATGATAAAAGCGGTAGAAACCGCCAATAATTATTTAATTAAACAGCTCGAGAAAAAGGCTAAAATCGACTTGATTTTTCTCGGAGTTTTCACCGCTGTTTTTATGGGATTATTTGAGTATAAATTTGCTCTACTTTACGGTGGTTTTTGGAAAGGTTTAATCGGTTTGTTTATTTTTCTCGTTGACGTTGTCGCCTACGGTCTCGTCCTAGTTGTCTCGACTGGTGGCTACCTCTCGAATAGTAATAAAGCTAAATTATTGAAGAGTCTCGGTGATAAAAAATCGGTTGTTTTTCCAACGATTGCCGACAATTTATTTAAAGACATCAATAAAAAACCAGCTAAAAATTTATTTGTTAAAAAATCAAAATAAAATTATGAGACTCAGAGAAATTAAAAAAGGTGCGGACGTCGTTGTTAAAACTAGAATAGGCGACTGGTGGAGTAAAAGAGGAAAAATTGAGAAATTTTCAAAAGATAAAAAAATTATCACTGTAAATTTTCAAAAAGCTGGTGAGGTAGATAAATGGTTAAAGGATTTTAAACGTAGAGAACTTGGATTTATAACAAGGTCAATGAAATTTATGGAAAAAATCGACGTGATAAAACAAACTAAAGCCGAAAAAGAATTTAAAAAGGCAGTCGAAAAAAATCAGAAAGCGGTTGAAAATGCCACGACAACATCACCGTTAAATCGAAAAAAGAAACAAATCACTCACGTCGCTGTCAATTTAAAAGAGGAAACTAAAAAACAGGCTGAGACAATCGTCAATCGCCCTCGACAAATGGGAAAGAACACCGAACTCAGAAAGGAATTAGAGAAAAAGGCTGTATTTTCAGTCGAGTCTTTTACTAAACCTAAAAATGAGAAATGGGTCGAGGTTATGGTTTTGAGAGATATTGGCGAATTATTCAAAGCCAATCACAATGACACTGAGTTTTTCAAAAACATTGTTATTCACGATTACGAAAACAAAAAGGATTTCAGAATGATTTTTGAAGAGATAACTCAACCTATGGTCAAACCAGTCGAGGAAAAACCAAAGAAATCAAACCTAAGAAAGATTATTTTTATCGAATTATTTATCGCTTACATTTTATTTCTCGCAATCTTGCTAAATTAAACTATGGAAAAAACAAAAATAAACCCCATCGTCAAGCTGATTATTTACTGGCTCTCTTTATTTATTGTCTTTATAAATTGTCTTTTTGTTTATTTTACAATTTGCCTTTTGAGAAATTCTCTACTTTGGGGTATGTTGTTATTATTCGTAACGATAGGCGGTATTTTATACGAGGCTTATCAAATAGATTTATTCATTAAAGCCCACCCTCAGGAAGAAAAACAACAATGAACGACAACATAATCATCGACGAGGCAGTCTCACCAATCATCAAAATACCAACTTTCAACTGGAAAGGGAAACTCAACTCTCTCAGGAATAAAGAGACCCAAGTCAAAAAACAAATTAGTAAACGCCGAGAGGCTAATAAACGTAAAAACGCCAATAGGAGAAAAACAAAATGAAAATTAAAATCAACAACAAACCAATTAAAGGGATAGTCGGAATTATTATCGCAATAATAAGCCTGACTCTATCTTTTATCTTTACAACAATAATCACTCTTTTTGTCATTTTGCTACCTATCGCAATCCCTGTTTTGTTCATTTTGTTATTGGTTAAGTGGGTTTTTGGATTATGAAAAAACTAAATATCGTCGGCTACGAAAAAGTCAGAGAGCCAAAAATCAGAGTTAGTCAAACGGGGATTTGTGATTTCTGTAATGAAAACAATAAACCCCTCTTTCACAACGAGAAAAGAAATGTCGATATTTGTTTAGATTGTCTCGAGCAATTATTCGAGGCAAAGGAAATGTTAAAAAAATGATAAAAAATGAATGTTTAAAATTGGACGAACAGAGAAAAGACAAAGTTTTTACACACGAATTTTGCTCTACTTGTGGCTCTGAATTAGTTTTTAAAGTTTTCAAAGATAGATTTTGCGACGAGTGCGGAAAGGAAAAGCTCGAGCTACAAAAAGTCTGTCCTCGAGAAATCGAATTTTTAACCTCGATGTTTTATAAACACCAACCGAAAGAAATAGGGTGTTTTCACAAAAAGACTCTCAAACGCTGGGGTATCAATATCGACAATCCAAAGAGAGACCGTCGAGACGTTACGGGGGTATTCTTTTTCCTATTCGTAATTTTTGCCATTATTGTAGTTGTTTTGTGTCTTTCTTATTGGTTAGAAATATTTTTTAAATGACCAAAGTAGTCAGACAGGGACAGCTCGGCGAAATCGCTCATTGTCGAGTTTGTAATTGGAAAGACGAGAGCGTAGATTTAGCCACCTCTCGGGCGAGATACCACTGTAAAAAAACAGGGCATATCGTTGACATCGAGCGAACTTTTTGGTTAATTATTAAAAACAATACAAATGAAAAATAAACATCAATGTCCTAATTGTCAGAGTTATAATGTCAGCTCATCTCGAGACGCTTGGAAGTGGGTACTCTGTCTCGGTATTCTCTCGAGCTGGTTATTCGGTTTCGGGATAATTTTAATCATCGCCTCAATCCCGCTCAAATTTATTCTAGCCAAAAAACCCGAGCAACTGACCTGTATGAATTGTCGGTTTAAATTCTAAATCAATGTCCTATTATCTGACGACCGACACTCACTTTAATCATCTTTATAGAATGGCTATGTTTTGCCATCGCCCCGCTGATTACGAAACTCAAATTTTAAAAGGCTTATTGGCTCTCAAAAAAACTGACGTCTTAATTCACCTCGGCGATATTTGTATCGGTAAGGACGAATATTGGAACTCTATACTCGGAGCGTTGCCCTGTAAAAAATGGCTCATCAAAGGAAACCACGACAGGAAATCCTACCAGTGGTATTTAGACCACGGCTGGGACTTGGTTTGTGAAACCCTCTCGATTGAAAAATTCGGAAAAATAATTTTGTTTTCTCACCAGCCTCGTTATTATCAACAGGGCGATTTTGGGACTATCGACAATTACGAGGTAAATTTCCACGGACATTTTCATAATACAAACCACCGCTCGAGCGAGAAAGATTTAATCGCCGTCAAAAATTATCGGCAGTATTTAATCTCGGTTGAAGAGCTAAACTACCAGCCCCTAAAACTCGAGAGAGCAGTAAAATTATTCAACGACAAATTAAAATCTCTCAATGATAAGTAAATCCGAAACGACTCTCGTCAAACAAATTATTCAATACCTAAATTATCGGGGTTGTTATGTTTGGCGTCAGAACACTGGGGGAAATAAATCAGAATACAAATATAAAACTGGCTGGCGAAAAGGAAAGACTCAGAGCCGATTTATTCACTACGGTTTTAAAGGTATCAGCGATATTGTCGGAGTCGCCCCCGACGGCAAGGGAATTTTTATCGAGTGTAAAATTGGCAGTAATAAACCGACTCAATTTCAAAAAGATTTTTTGGAAAGCGTTGACTCTCGAGGGGCGATTGCTCTTTGTGTTTGGGACTTCGAAGCAGTCGAGAAATATTTTGACGAACACTATCCGTCAGAAAATTAAATATTTTTCATATTTACTATTTTTTGTCAGAGGTATTCGGATATGATTTGTCGGGCAACAATCAGACGAAATTAAATAAATTGACTGAGGGATTGCGTTTTTCATACCGACTAATAGAAAAAAATCGCACTCTTGTTTTTGTCCGCACCTTTTACCACTGTGTCGTTTTCTCAAAGAGAAATCCCAAATAGCACTACGATTTTTTACAACAACACAAGGCGAAGAAAATTTAACATCAAATTTAGTTTCTTTATGTTGTAAATCGTAAGGACTAACGGCATTGATTTTATTTAAGTGAATTATTTTATCTACATCAACCCCTAAATGCTCAGCTAATTTACATCGAGCGTAGTCTTCGTAAAACATTCTAAAAGTGTGTCCATTCATAACCCTACTCTATCATATTGCGGAAATTAGTAAAGTCCCCTACCCTACTGATATGTCTCTCTGTTTTTTGTATTCTGAACCTAAGAGAGGGGTAGTTTGATGAAGAGGGGATTAGTCTGATAGGGTTTTTGAGACTTTTACTATCACTAGTTTTCCACTTTTCCACCGCCAAAATGCGGAGAATGTGGATAAATAACAACTGTATCACACTGTATCATCTATAATAATCCAACTATATCAAAAGTAAGAAAGTGCTAGACTTAATTATGGCAAAAAACAAACTTGTTACCGAACCCGAAAAACAAGTAAATAACAAGTATGACGGGGGACGAAATAAAGAGGGGTCTGGTGGCTTTAAAGATAACCCTGACAGTATCAATAAAAAGGGTAGACCAAAAAAGGGCTACTCTATTACTGAGGCATTTAAAAAAATGTTTAAGTCTGACGCTGAGAAAAGAAAAAAACTAATAAATGCTATTTGGGCGTCGGCTCTCAGTGGCGACACTACCGCTCAAAAAATGATTTGGTCTTATATGGACGGTATGCCAAAACAGAATATTAAAATGGAAAATGAGTCAACAAAAGAAATAAAGGACACAATTAAAAAATTACAAGAAAGCGATGAAATTATCAGAAACTTATGTCAACCTACTGCTAGTGTGGGGGAAACAGAAACTCAATAATCTTTTCAAAATCAATGGCAAGCCAGCGGGCGACCAGATGTCCGATGGACAGATTTTAATTTTTTGTGTTGTCGCTCTTACTCTCTCGCCGAGAGTTGCTACCCTTGCCCCTACTGGTTACGGAAAGTCTGAGGCTGTCGCTATGGGGGTGGTTTATGCGAGCTGTATTAGAAAGAAAGAATTTATCCTCGCCTCTGTAAAATTTGGAACGTCAGGGGTGGTGATGAAAAAGGTCATCGACCATATTTTTGACAACCGTATTTTTTCCCAAGAGTTAGAGCTGGATAGTAACGAGCAATTTGACCGACTCAGAAAAGACAGGACAAAACAAAATCTCTCTTTCGCTGGTGGTGGCAAAATTCATATCATCTCACTATTTGGAAAGGACGACGACGCCTCAGTTGGTATCGGTGAACACGTCCCAAATATTATCCTCGATGAGTCGCCGTTGTTGTCTGACTCTAAATATTTACAGGTCAAAAAAATTCTTTCGGGTACTGGAAACCGAGACAATACTTTTTTCTTTGAATTGGGAAACGCTATCAATCGAAACCATTTTTATAAGAACGTAAAACATAACGACGATTATTTAGTAATCGACATCTCTCTCGAGCAAGCTATCGCTGAGGGACGTATTGACCCTCGAGACGTTGAGGAAAATAGAGGGCTACCTTTCTTTGAGGAATTTTGGCTCTGTAAGTTTCCTGAGAAAGCTGAGATTGATAAAAAGGGTTATCGTTTCCTATTCTCTGAGAAATTGATTACAGGTGCGATGATTGACCAAATACTACCACTCAAAGGCGGTCTTGCTATGGGAGTCGATGTCGGCGGTGGTGGCGACAGTAACGTCGGGGGCTTACACGATACCCGTCAGGCGTGGGTAGAGTTTGAAAATCAGACAGAGGACACTATGACCAATATCTCTGAAATTGACAGAGTCCAAGAGAAATACGACGGCTGTAAATTGAACACTCCAAAAGATGAGCCACTAAAACTCGAGGACGAAAACATCTTTATTGATGACACTGGAATAGGACACGGGGTTTGCGACAGAGCGGTTGAATTAGAAAAGGGCTACAATAAATCTATATTCGGAGCGAAAGCCACCGACCCAAGTCGTTTCTACAATTCAAAGGCGGAAATGTACTGGAAATTTTTTGTATTTGTCCGAGACGGTGGGAAGTTAGTAGCTGGTCAAAAATATTGGCTGGCAGAACTCAGCGAAATAAAATACAAGACGTCGAGTGATAAGATTATTAAATTAGAACCAAAAGAGGATATGAAAAAAAGAACCAAGGGAAAATCGCCAGACCACGCCGACGCCATCGCCCTATCTTTTGGAACTCCAACGGACAGACCTTATATTTTTTCTGTTTAATTTGTCTATAATTAGAATATGAATATAATTGATAAAATAATCCAAAACGTCGCTGTCAAATCAGGCGAGCAAGCCAGCACTAGCGGAGTGTCGGGATTTCTGAACCTGTTAAAAATGTTCGGAGTCTCGGGGCAGTATTCCAAAAAAGATTTATATGTCGGTCTAGTTTATAGTTGTATTGACGTTTTAGCCACCTCTGTATCGAGTGCTGAATTTCATCTTTATAGAAAGAACGGAAAGGAAAAAACAATCGTCGACAGTAATCACCCAGCATTTACTCTCTTACAAAGACCTAACCAATTTCAAACCTCTACCGATGTTTTATATCTACTCTCTTCGATGATGGATATTCAGGGCAAAAACTTTATGTATCTAAATAGAGTAGAGGGTGGCGACCCTCGTGAGATTTGGGTTTGCGACCCTACCTCAATCGAGTTGATGTTTGTAAACAAACTCCCCGCTGGTTTTCGCTCTCTCTCCAATCGCTCTGAAAAATATACTACTGACGAAATGTTGATGATACATCGACCAAATCCTTTCAATCAATGGGAAGGACTCTCAACCCTCGAAAAAGCTCGTCAAGAGTCAGAGGGGGATATGAACGCTAGTAAATGGAACGCTAAATTTTTCGAGAATGGCGGTGTCCCATCGGGTTTGATTTCTATTGACGGAGCGATGACTGACAAAGACCGAAAAGAATTGAGAGACAAATATCAAGAGTCGAACGCTGGTCTCAAAAACGCTCATAAACCTATCGTCCTCGGTGGTGGTGCTAAGTGGCAAGACATCGGATTAAAACAAAGAGATATGAGTTTCGTCGCTCAAAGAGAAATGAGTGAGGAAAAGATTTTGAAAATATTTAAAACTCCAAAGATATTACTTGGCGGAACTGACGGGATAAACTACGCAACCTCAATCACTGCTCGTCAAATTTATGCTGAACAGGTAACAGCCCCACGATTAAAATTACTCTTCGAGAAATTAAACAGATTTTATTTGCCAATGTTCAAAGGAACTGAGGGAATGGAATTTGAATTTGAGTCTCCAATCCCTGAGGATAGAGAATTTAAACTCAAATACTATCAGGGTGCTAAATGGCTATCTTACAATGAAATCAGAGTCGAAGAGGGTAGAGAGCCAATACAGGACGATAAATACGACTTGCCTCAGGGTGGTAATAGTAATAGTGGCGTTGACCCACTACTTGCCCTCGGTGCTGGTGATGTTAAAAAAAAAGGAACTGAGGAAGTAGTAAAAAAAGATTACGTCCCAAAGACTAAAGCCTACTATAAAAATCGTCGATTACAAAAGGCATATCAAAACAAAAAAGAAAAATATATCGTCCAAAATATAAAGACAATGTCTAAAGGTTTAAAGCCTATTTTCGAGGACTATATTAAATCTTTCAAAAAGAAAAGCCTAACCTACCAAAATAAATCTATTTTAACCGACGGTCTCAGTGCCTCTCAGATTTTCAATTTCTTAATGCCAAAGGGCGACGACTTTGTTAAATCTCTTTACACTGTCATCTCTAAAAATAGCCAAGACGCCTATGTCGATGGTCGAGAAAATATGAAAGATACCTATAATTTCAAGAGCGACGCTACTCTCTCTCATATTTCAGCGATTGCTTTGCTCGATACCCGAGCTAGAAACACGGCGGACGGGGTAAGTAAGACAATCAATGCCGACGTTTTGAATATCATCAAAGACGAACTCGCCAAAGATAGCTCGAGTATTAAATCAATTCGAGAAATGCTGAAAACTTATTTAACCGACAAAGAGGATTACCAAGTTGAAAGAATAGCCAAAACTGAGTTAGCCTATGCCTACGCCAATGGCTCTCGACAAGAAATGTACGCCAGTGGTATCGTTAAACAAATCCAATGGCTCACTGAGTCCGACGCTTGCGAAGAGTGTCGAATGAATGACGAGGAAATCGTTGATTTAGGGGGAAGTTTCAAGAGTGGCGACCAAGACTCACCAGTTCACCCAAATTGCCGATGTTCAACAGTCCCGTATTTACCTGATTAAAATATTTGTTTAAAAAAAATATATAATTAAATTATGAAAACTAAAAAGAAAGAACTCAAATACATTTTTACCAGTGTATCGAAATCTGTTATTGACGAAAAATCAATGACAATTAAAGGCGTCATCGGTTCTGACGGCTCAGTCGATAGACAGGGCGAGTCAATCAATCCTATGGGTTGGAAACTAGACAATTTCAAAAATAACCCTGTTGTTTTGTACGGACACGATTACCACTCTAAGCCAATCGCTAAAGCTACTCGAGTGTGGGTAGAGGACGGTAAACTTTTATTCGATTTAGAATTTGCTAATAGTGAAGACGGGAAAGAGGTATTTGATTTAATGGCTAAGGGTTTTCTCTCTGCCTTTTCTGTTGGTTTCCAAATCCTAGAATGGGACGAAACTGGCGAATTTACTTTTAAATCTTGCGAACTTTATGAGTTGTCTGTTGTCCCAGTCCCAGCCAATCCAAGAGCTTTGAAAGGTGCTGATACTGATACTTTGAGCCGAGTCAAATCTCTCAATGTCAAATATAAAGTCTTTTCAAAAAAATTCTACAAACTTTCTCAGAAAGAATTAGAGATGATTATTTCTAAGACTGTCGAGGTTACTATTGAAAAGAGAGCTGAGTTGAAAAAGGCTAAGGCTCTAGCTGACAAAAAAGCCCTCGATGAAAAGAAAGCCCTTGACGACAAAAAAAAGGCTATAATTAAAAGTAAGAAAGTTAAAAAGTTTGTCAATACTTTTGAGAAAACTCTCAAAAAATTTACCTCGTTGACACAACAATAAAAAAATAGTTTATAATTTATTTATTATTAAAAATTAAATCTTAAAAAAATGAAAATCAAGACCTCTGAGAAAATCAAAAAAATGTTAGATGAAAACCAAAAAGGTTTAGTCGATTTAGCTGTTAAAGGTGTAGTTGAAGTTTTAAAAACTGACGCTAATCGCAAACTCTTTGGTGGTAGCACTGAAAAAGAAATGACCGCTGAAAAGAAACAGCTCGCTGTTGATTACATCAAATCAATCTCTCCAAAATATCAAAACGACAACGGTATGAAAACCGCACTCTTACAAAGAGCTAAAGATGTCGGTGAATTAAATTTGACCGCTGGTACAGGTGGCGACTATACCCCTGACTACCTTTCTAGTGAAATAATCCGCTTAATTCCTACCTACGGCGTAATCAGAAAATATGGACGAGTTGTCCCTGTCGTTTCTGACGTTCAAAAAATCCCTACCGCTGGTGCTGTAATCGCTTACCGTATCGGAGCTGGTGCTAGTTTAATCCCATCAATCCCAGCAACAGGTATTTTGACTCTCCAAGTTGAAAAAATCGCTTGCTTAATCCCATTCGACAATGAATTACTCGCTGACGCTACAATCGGAATAGTTGACTTAATCACTCAATTATCTGCTGAGGCTATCGCTAAGAAAGAAGACACTTGGGGTCTACTTGGTGAAAACTCAGGCGAGGGTATTATGAAAAATGCCTCTGTCCAAGTTGTAACCTTAGCCAGTGCTGAAACTTTCGCAGGTGCTACCCTTGACGATTTAATGGATATGACTGGAAAATTAGACGAAAACGCAGTCAATAACGCTAAATACGCTATGAGTTTCTCGGTGTTCAATGTTTTCAGAAAACAAAAATTGACCACTCAATACGCTCTCCAAAATCCAGCGGGCGGTATGCCAGCAACAATCTGGAATTTGCCAGTAATATTCTCCCCAGTCTTACCAAAGACAACTGACGAAACCCAAGTCGCTACCCCATTCGTTATCTGTGGAAACTTTGATTACTTAATAATTGGAGACAGAGGTGAATACCGAATTGATTTATCAACTGAGGGAACTTACACCGACGGCTCAACTGTTAAATCTCTCTTCGGTCAAGATATGTCCGCAATCCGTATCATCGAAAGAGTCGACATCAAAGTCGCTGAGGCTACTAAGGCTTTCTGTATCCTCAAAACCCACGCTCACGTCGGAGCATAAGTTTAAGAATTTGAAAGAGAGCGAGGGAAACTTCGCTCTCTTAGGTAATTCCTAAATTAAATATTTATTTACAAAACAAAAAAATGAAAGCAATAGTAAAACAAGTCATCTTTAATGGTAATCAGAGATATGATGTCGGCGAAACTGTCGATACCAAAGTTCTCGGAGTTAAACAAAACGACGAAAGAATTGAGCTTATTGAAGAAAAAAAAGACAATTCCAAAGCTAAGGACGTCGCCAAAGCCCCTAAAACAAACGAAACTAAAACTCCCGATACAAAACCAGCCGAAGAAAAAAAAGAGGTAACACAAAATAATAAAATGGTTACCAGTTCAGAGACAAAGTAAAAAATGCCTGACGAAACCCCAGTCGTTGAAATAGTTGACGCTGAATTAAAACAATCAAATTGGTCAGGTGTTACCCCCGCTAATATTGGCGATTTTCTTGACGAAGTAATCACTGGAAAAGAAACCCTCATCGCAAAGATGATTTTAAAAGCTGAGGACGACATCTCGAGCGGTGCTGGTCGTAATTTCAAAATTGCTAATACTATTTACGAGGAAACTCTTGACGCTGGTACTGACAAACTCTATACCTCAAACTCTCCAATCAACGAAGTCCAAAAAATTACTGTCAACGGTAATGATGTCTTTATTAAAGACGGGTCAAACAATACCCTAAATCTCGGAGTCGAGTTTTTAGTCTATCCAAAATATGTCTTTTTCAGAAATGGCATTTATTCGCCCAACGGTTTTGACGAGCAAGCTGTAAAAATTCAGTACACTCTAAAAAAGTTTTGGGGTGAGGACGTTGTCGGAGCAATTATCGAGGCTGTCGCTAAAACATATTTACAGAAAGAATACGGCAATAAAGATGTTTCTCAGATGGACACTGGTACAATAACCGTCGGTTTTAATCAAGAAAGTCGAGGAATTTTGGAAAAAATCGTCGAAAAGTATACTCTGCCTTGCGTCTAAACTGCTATACTTAACTATGGCATTATTACACAATTTCAACGCTATCGTTAAAGTCGAACACGTCCCAAGTTCAGGGGCAAAATCAACAATTTCAGCAACGGCTAAAGTTTTAATTACCCCCGCAACTACCGAGGATAGTATGATTTATCAGAACGTCCCAGTCGGTAATCTATTTAATTTCTATTTCTTTAATCAGAATATCAGCCTAAAAGCTGGTGATATTTTTACTGTTGTCTCAGGCGACTCGACTGTTACCGCTGGTCAGGAATACATCATCAAAGGAAATCCTAAAAAAACTCTTTGCTTTCACAAAATGACGATTGCTGGGGCGTGTGTTATCAATTTAGTCTCGTAATGGCTGGCTACGGTCTCAATGTAAAAATTGAGGGACTCGAGCAGTTAGCGGGTACTATGAAAGGTTTTCCAACTATTACTCGGGGAATTTACAGGACGATGATTGACAATCTAACGAAAGTCGCTCAGGAAGAGGCTGTTAAAAATGCCCCAACAGATACGGGAACTTTGCTACAATCAATCACCACTCGAATAGGATTACAGAGTCAGCAAATAGTCGGCGAGGTTTTTATGGGCGAAATGAAACCATACTTTGCCTATCAGGAATATGGTACTGGAATTTATGGCTACAAAGCCAAACCAATCACTCCAACGAAAGGGGAATATTTGAATTTTCGATTAAAAGACGGCACTTGGATACGGACAAAATCTGTCAAAGGTGTCCCAGCCAAAGGCTTTATGAAAAAGGGTCGAGAATTAGCTGGTCAAAAAACACCCGAGGAAATGGCGAAAGCTAAAACAAAATTAGTAAGTTATTTTTTAACTGGAAAATAATAGTAAAATTAAACTATGAATAATTACACCAGCTTGATTGACAAATTAGTTGATGTCATCAAAACAAAAAATATCACTGGTCTTGGGACGAAAGTTTTTGGAACTGACGAAATCGTTTTTAATGCTTACCCAGTTTGTACAATTTCCCCTCTGAGTTTTAACAGTGAAAGAATTACGATGACAGATACCAAAGTAAATACTTCGGTGGCTATTAGAATATGGGGAAAGATAGAGCAAAACAAAGATGATGTCGAGAGGACGATTGAGGATATTGGCGAGGCAATACAAACCCTCTTAATTGACAAGGTTACTCTTGAAAATACTCTCGTCTCTACTGAGCCACTTTCGGGATTAGTCGCTTATCCTGAGAGATTTGGTGAGGCTCTCTTTATGTATGAAATCAAATACACTGGCTCAATTACTGAGCGACGCATTTAAAAATAGTCTATAATTAAATTATGAATAAATATATTTACAACGGTTCAGGTTCAATCGTGTTACAGGGAGTCGGCGAAATTGTCGCTGGGACACCTTTCGAGACTGAAATCGAAATCAATCACCCTCTTATTTCTGAATATAAAGATTTGCCAAAATTCAGTAAAAAGGAAAAAATTAAAGTTATCAATTCTAAATAAACAAATATATTTTTAAAAATATATAATTAAAATATGGAATACTCAAACGGACTATTAAACAAAGTTAGCATAGGGAAAGAGTCAACTTTTGGCTCTGCTGTTACCCCTACAATTACTCTAAACCTAAAACCATCTGGCGGTCTTTCCGAAGAACTCGCTAAAAATGGAATTGAGGGTTTAACTGGTAGCTTAGCCAAAAACAAAGCATTTTCAAAAGGTAAGAATACCATCAAAGGCTCTTATGATTTGAACGCTATCCCTAACGACATCGGTTATTTTATCGCCTCTGCTTTGGGCAAAGTTGTATCTACTCTCGTTAGTGGTGAAACTATTGTCAAAACTCACGTCATCACTGAACAGGGAGCTAAAATTTCCTACACTGCCGAGCAAGACATTCAACCTAGTTGTAAAAGAATATCGGGCGTCATCGCTACTGGTTTCAAAATTAAAGCTAAAGTTGGCTCTGCTCTCGAAATCACTTTTGATTTATTGGGTAAAACCTCAGCCGACCAAGTAACTCCAATTACTGCCGTCTACAATACTGGTCGAGTTTTCTCTTACGAAGACATCTCAATTTTAAAAATCAATTCTGTTGATATTAAAGAAAAAGTTACTGACTTCGAGCTTTCCTACGACAACGGTGTTGTTTATCAATACGGAATGGGTGGCGTTGACTCTGTTGGATATTCTGTCAATGGTGGCTCATCTTTCAAAGGTAAAATAAACGCTGTTTTAGATAGCGTAACCAATGGATATTTAGCTCAGGCTAAACTTATCGACGGCGTACCTCTTCAATTAACAGTCATCGGCGATACTGTCGGAGTTGCCAGCAATTACAAACTCGATGTCTTAGCCCCTCTCATTGTTTTCAATAAAACTGATTTGCCTCTCACTTCAAACGAAAATGCTGTTAGTATTGATTTCGACTCTAAACCTGACGCCGTAAATGGCTTGGTAAAAGTGGAGTTGACAAATACTAATACATCGTTGTAATCTTAATTATGAAAATAACAACTCCAAGCGGATACGAGGTAGAAATTAAAGACGTTCTCACTTTTAGAGATAAAAGGTCGATTGATAGTGTAATGTACGACTCAGTAAAAGCCGAGGATATTGACCGAGACGATGTAGAAAAATCCAAAAAAGAAATAATGGGTAAAGTCAAACCATCTGAATTATTGGGTAGTCGTCAAGACAAATCTATTGATTTCCTAGTTATCTCAATCAAAATCGGTGATACTTTAATTACTGAAAATTTCGCTGACACTATTTTAGACTGGGGCGTTGCTGACGCTCAGGTTGTTACCGACATAATTGATAAAATCGTTGACCCAAAAAAAAACGAGGAAAACAAAACGATAGAGACAAAGTAAATCTTTTCAAATCGTTACTCTCTAAAACCGCTCTCCCTGATACCTATGTGATTGCCAGTATTTGCTATGCTCTCGGCGTAACTTACACCGAACTTGAAAAACAGCCCGCCGATTGGGTTCAAGAAATGGCGGAATATCTCGAGCAAAAAAACAATGTTGAGGAATTTAAGGCAAAACAAAAGCCTTAACTGTCGGGTTTATAAATGTATAATTAAATTATGGAAAACGTCCCACTTAATATTTTAATTCAAGCCCAAGATGAGGCGTCGTCTGTTTTAAAAAATTTCTCGGATACTCTCGACGATAATCAAAAAAAGGCTGGTCAATGGTCGCAAAATTTAAAAATTGCTGGCGGTATTTTGACGGGTGTCGGCGTTGCTGGGGTTGCGATGATGAAAGATTGGATTGACAAAGCCAGTGAGGTAGAAACCGCTCAGGCTCAGCTCGAACACGCTGTTATTAGTGTCTCTCACGCCACCAAAGACCAACTCTCACAAACCGAGGCGTTAGCTGACGCTCTACAAAAAAAAGGTGTCCTAGACGGCGACAACATCAAAATCGGACTCGCTCAATTATCAACTTTCGGTCTATCAAATAAAGCCGTTCAAAATTTGGGCGGTTCGCTTGCTGATTTGGCAGTCAATCAATTTGGTGTCTCTGCCAGTGGCGACCAACTCTCTCAATCTGCCAATATGATAGCCAAGGCTTTAAACGGTCAATTCGGAGTTTTGGAAAAATCAGGTATCCGTTTCACTGACGCTCAACAAAAGCTCATTCAATTCGGAACTGAACAGCAAAAGGTCGACGCAATCAATCAGGGTTTCGCTCAAAATTTAAAATTCACCAACGAGGTGGCTCTAAATACCGCTGACGGTATGAAAGCTCATCTCTCAGTCGCACTCGAAGACCAAAAAGAAAAACTCGGCGGTCAATTATTGCCTCTTTGGGAAAAATTCCAAGGCGGTTTAATTAAATTGCTCGAAGTAATCAACAATCTAAATCCGAACATCGTTAAATTTGTAGCAATCGGGACTTTAATTGTTACCGCTTTCAGTTTGATAGTCGGTCCACTTTTAATTTTAATCGCTATGTTACCAGCTCTCGGGGCTGGGTTTGCTATGCTGACGGGGACAATGTTACCTATAATCGGGACAATTTTATTAGTCGTCGCTGGTGTCGCCCTCTTAGCTTTCGGAATTTACGAACTCGTCAAACACTGGGACTCAGTCAAAGCATTTTTCGTCAATATCGGGAACGCAATAAAAACTTTCGTAACTACGGCACTCTCAACAGTCGGGGGATTTTTCACTAATTTATGGAACTCAGTAACCTCGAAAGTAAATCAAATCGTCAATGGAATTAAAACAGGATTTAACAACGCCTTGACTGCGGTCAGGACTGTTTTTAATGGTATTGCCAATGTCGTCAAGACTGTATTTGATGTAATTAAAAATATAATTGTTGCCTATCTTACCTTTTATTTTAATTTTTACTATACAATTTTTAACGCTATTTATACAGTCGTCTCTTATGTTTTTAATGGGATTTGGACAGTAATAAAATTCATCGGTGAAATGATTTGGGCTGGGATACAGATTGTCTTTTGGACTATCTACGAATTTATCGCTGGCATTTTACAAAAACTTTGGGACACTGTCGGAGTCAAATTGATGGCAGTTTTACAAGTAATCAATGAAAAATTAACTTTGATTTGGAACGCAATATCATTATTTTTTGTTACCGTTTGGAACGGGATAGTTACTGTATTTACTGAGGTTTGGAATTTTATAGTGATGATATTTACCAACGTCTACAACTTTTTTGTTACTACTTTTACGACAATTTGGACTTTCTTAGTTAGTATTTTCCAAGTAATTTATGAGGCAATTTCAGGGGCTTTGACTACCGCTTGGACTTTCATAGTTGATGTTTTAACGAAGATTTGGGCTAAATTTACAGAGGCATTTAACGGGGTCAAGACTGCCGTAATGACTCCAATTAAAGAGGCTTTCGATTGGCTCGGTAATCAGATGGACGCTATTTGGTCAAAGATAACCGACGTCGCTGGAAAAATTCTACAAAAATTCAAAGATATGGCGTCAGGAATTGTCAACGCTCTCAAAGAGATTAAATTTCCTCACCTTTCTCTCGGCTCAGGTTCGACAACAGTAGCGGGACACGAAATCAATTATCCTACAATGAATGTCGACTGGTACGAAAAAGGGGGCTGGGTCAAAAAGACTGGTCTCGCTGTTGTCCATCAAGACGAGTTCGTTTTATCAAAAGATATGTTGAGAGGTAGAACCCCAGTACCTAGTAATATTGTCAATCAACAAAGCAGTAAATCAAACGAAATTAAAATTGAGGCAATCATAAATAACCCTATGGATTGGGATACTATGATGTCAAAATTAAATTATAAATTAAATTACTCTTACTAATGAAATTCAATATCAATGGTCTCGACCTAGTCCAAGACGCCGACGGTTTTGGTTACATCGTCCAAGGTCTCTCAAATCCTTTCACTAAGAAATACTCTGTCTCTGATATTTTACAGAGGCACGGTGTCGTCTTGGGTAAATCTCGATTTGGTGGGAAAACTTTTAGTTTTACTGTTTTTATTAACGGCAGAGACCCAGCCGACCACGCCGACAAACGTCTTTTATTGGAAAAATATTTGACTCCAAGCTACTACGCCGACTCTGATAAAATCGCTATCGTTGTAACTCTCGACAATGGCTCGATACTAACTCTCGACGCTATGATAACGGGCAACAGCAACGATTTGAGTTCAAACGATATTATGTCGAGTGCCATTCAATATAATTGTCAAGCCGAATATCCTTTTTTTGTCAGTCAACAAAAATATCAACAAATCATCACGATTGGAAAAGGTGGCACTTTCGCCATTCCTTTTGCTCTCCCTCTCAATATGTCGTCAGGTTCAGCAGTTACAACCGACTTTTTTGTCGGTGGTAATGTTTGGGCTTTCCCTAAATTTACTTTCTCAGGAAAATTGACAACTCCGACTTTGGTCGATGTCATCAATCAAAAATCTATGACAGTAAACGCTACCATCAACTCAGGGGCAAGCCGTATTATTGATATTTACAACGAGTCTGTTTTAGACAATGCTGGCAATAATAAAATGTCAGAACTTGGGGGAGATTTTTTAATCTTACCTTGCGGACAAAATAGCTTTATTCTTTCTACTGGCGACGTTGCCGACACTGGTATCGTAACAGCAGAGTACCAATACCATTATGTTTCAATATAAAATCGAAATTACAAATCGAGACGGCTCTTTAAAATGGGTTTTACCTTACGAGAGCGGTAGTGTTACTCTCGTCCATAACGCAATTTGTACGGCTCAGGTAAATATTAGCTATGCCTATTTAGAGAAATCATTGACAGCTCAGGGGATAGATATACTTACATTTTTCAAAGGTGGTGTTAAACTGGCTTATTTTTACGAGGACGATGTTTTAATTTTTGGCGGGTTTATTACTCAGGCGTCAATTCAAAATCAGGGTAATTCGGACACTCTGACGATTGATTTTAAATCGTGGCTGGCTTATTTTGAAAATGTTTTTTATACTGGGACTTTCACCGATATTGACGGCGGTCTCATCGCTTGGGACGTCATCAATGACCTAAACGAAATCGCAATCACTCAGGGGACTATCACACCATCAAAAATCAGGACTCGACCTTATACTGACGAGTCAGTGGCTAAAATTTTGCCAGCACTATCGGGAGACAATTTAATTGATGGATTTGATTTTAAAATTTCACCTCAGAAAGTTTTAACCGTTGCCCCATCAATCGGCTCAGTTTTACCAAACGCAATTTTCAGACTATCGAATACTAATACCTACAAACTCGATATTCCTCTCTTTGGGTCAGTGATAAATAAGGGGAAACTTTACGGCGGAAATGTTGACGGTGTTCAGGTTTTGGGGAATTATGACGCTGGGGTAATTTATCAAAACGATTGGTTTACTCAAACCGAAATTATTGAGGACATAAGTTTGACTGAACAGGATACCGTCGACGATAGAATACAAAAAGAAATCGAGACTAATAAATTACCTGTCGATATTTTTTCCTGTACGGTTCAAAATTCACTACCCTCACCATCGAGCAAGACCTACGGGACGGGCGATACTGTTACCGTTAAACTAGATAATTTTGACGTAATCTTAGCCAAAAGAATTAAACAAAAGAAAATAAACTTTGGCTCTGACCAAAATGTTGAGTTAGAATTTTATAAATAACAATGGATTTTGTACAAAGATTTAAACAACTCGAGGAAAAAGTCGCACTGATTTTAAAAAAAATTAGTGATGGCTCGATTGGTGGCGGGGGTAGTATTTGGGGGGCAATCACTGGAACTCTTGGCGACC